CTCTATTGTCAGATACTTTGCAGAAAGAGATCAAAAGATCCTCCTAGTGGTCCCTACAACCTCCCTGGTTGAACAGATGTTCAAAGACTTCCAGGACTACGGATGGAACGCAGAGGACTATTGCCACCGCATATACAGCGGTCGTGAGAAGACTAATGAGTATCCTGTAGTTATCACCACTTGGCAGTCTATCTACAAACTTCCTAGAAATTTTTATGATGCTTTTGATGTAGTTATTGGCGATGAGGCTCATCAATTTAAATCCAAGTCTTTAGTTGGAATCATGACTAAACTGGATAATACAAAATATAGGTTCGGTTTTACGGGTACTCTTGATGGAACTCAAACACATAAATGGGTATTGGAGGGTTTATTTGGCCCATCCTATAAAGTCACTCAAACTAAAGAGCTAATTGATAAAGGACATCTCTCTAAACTTCAAATCAAAATTATTATTCTCAAACATAATCCACAACAATTTGAAAATTTTGAAGATGAAGTTCAATTTATTATTGGACATCCAAAACGAAATAACTTTATTAAAAATTTAGCTTTGGATTTGAAAGGAAATACTCTCGTTCTTTTTTCTAGAGTTGAAACTCATGGTCAACCTTTATATGAATCAATAAATAATTCTGCAAAGGATGGTCGTAAAGTTTTTTATGTACACGGTGGAATAGACGCAGAAGAAAGAGAATTGGTTAGAGAGATTACTGAAAGAGAGGAGAATGCAATTATTGTGGCATCATACGGAACATTCTCTACTGGTATTAACATTAAAAATCTACACAATGTTATTTTTGCTTCACCTTCAAAGTCTAGAATCCGTAATCTTCAGTCAATCGGAAGAGTTTTAAGAAAAGGTGATAATAAAACTCAAGCAGTACTTTATGATATTGCCGATGATTGCACTAAAAATTCAAGAAAAAACTATACATTAAATCACCTGATAGAGAGAGTCAAAATTTATAATGAAGAGAATTTTAACTACGAATTTGTTCAAGTTAATTTAAAAGAATGATGGAAGAAGATTTCTATGCAGTAATTAAATTAGTATCTGGAGAAGAAATATTCTCCATTGTTTGTCCTTCTGAAGAAGAAGGTAGAACAATGTTGATACTTAATAATCCTGTTATTATAGAAGTTGTTGTCATGAAACAAATTGGTATGCAAGGATATAAGATAGATCCTTGGCTTAAATTTGCTGACGATGATTTTAATGGACATGGATAAAGTTCTGACAATCAGTGAAGTTCGTGATGAAGAAACTATTGAAATGTATCACAAATTTTTAAGACAAAAAGATAAGAAAAACTCAAAAAATTCTCTCACTCCAGAAATGGGATATCTCTCGTCAGTTTCTGAAGCAAGAAAAAGATTTGAAAAACTTTATAGAGGCCAATCAGATATTAAAGAAAGCTAATCTTTGAAACTCCACAGAGTAATTGTACCAACTTTTGCAAGCCATTGTCAATAGCCGAACATTCTGTTATAATAAGAACACTTAATATTAACAGGGACTCATGAAATGCAGGCACCAAAAAGAAAAAGATCTGAACATTATGTAAATAATAAAGAATTTTTAGAAGCGATATGTGAATACAAGAGAAAGGTTAAGGTAGCTGCGGAGAATGGTGAACCAAAACCCCGTATTACCAACTATCTCGGAGAGTGTTTCCTCAAAATTGCTACGCACTTATCTTACAAACCAAACTTTGTCAATTACATGTTCCGAGAGGATATGATTTGTGACGGTATTGAGAACTGTGTGCAATACATTCACAACTTTAATCCAGAAAAGTCTTCTAATCCTTTTGCTTATTTTACTCAGATTATTCACTACGCATTTTTGAGAAGAATTCAAAAAGAAAAGAAACAGATGGAAATTCGTTCCAAGATTATTGAAAGATCTGGATATGATGAAGTATTTACTGTAGATGATGACTATGGAAACGCTTCCGACTATAATAGTATTAAAGATTCCATTCAAACAAAAATGTATCAATGACATTAATTGCTTGTGTGACTGACACCCATTATGGTGCCAGAAAAGGTAGTAAAACCTTTCATGATTATTTTAAAAAGTTTTATGAGGATGTTTTCTTTCCTGAACTAGAAAGAAGGAATATCAAACATTGTATTCACTTAGGCGATGCATTTGATAATCGTAAAAGTGTAGATTTCTGGGCTCTGAATTGGGCAAAGGAAAATGTTTATGATCGTTTCCGTGATCTTGGTGTCAAAGTATATCAAATTGTTGGAAACCATGATGCATACTATAAAAATACCAATGAAGTCAACTCTATTGAGTCCCTGTTAAGAGAGTATGACAACATTGTTCCTATTTCTAGTCCTGGTGAATATGAAGTTGCTGGATTGAAAACATTCATGATTCCGTGGATTTCTCCTGAGAATCGTGATGAGACCTTAGAGAAACTTTCTAAAACCAAAGCCAAAGCTGCTTTTGGTCATCTTGAACTTCAAGGATTTAGTGTGTATCCAGGAAATGTTCAACAACATGGAATGGAAGTTAATGTTTTTGATAACTTTAGAATCGTATGTTCTGGACACTATCATACTCGTTCTAATAACGGAAAGATTTTCTATCTTGGAAATCCTTATCAACTTTATTGGAATGATATAGATGATAAAAGAGGATTTAACTTTTTTGATACTCAAACTTTTGAATTAGAGTTCGTTCAAAATCCTTATAATATGTTTGAAAGGATTTATTATGAGGATCAAAATCCAAAACTATTCAATACAACTTCCTGTAAGGATAAGATTGTTAAGATTATTGTTCGCAAAAAATCAGATCAACTTCTTTTTGAAAAGTTTGTAGATAAGATCTATAAAACTGGAGTTGTAGACATTAAGATCGTTGAAAACTTTGAAGTTAATGATGATGATGTGGATTTTGATCAAGAAAAAATAGAGGATACGATCACTATTTTAAATAAATATGTTGAGGACTCTGATTTTGACTTGGATAAAGAAAAAGTCAAAACCCTTTTACGAGAGGTCTACCAAGAAGCCTGCGAAATAGAATAAGTATGTACATGATCACGCCATACGGAGATGAAGACGGCGCATATGCGGTAGCGGATGACGATGGCGATAAGACCCTGTACTTTTTCCAAGATGAAGATGATGCAGAAAGATTTGCAGGTCTTTTAGAAGCGGATGATTATCCTGAAATGGAAGTTGTAGAAGTTGACCCACAACTTGCAATAAAGACTTGCCATGAGTATAATTATAGATATGCAATTATAACCCCCGATGACTTTGTGATTCCTCCCAGAAAATATGATTTTGTTCAAAACGATTAAGTGGCGTAATTTTCTTTCTACTGGAAATCAATTTACTGAAGTAAATTTTCAAGACGCTCAAACAAACCTGATTGTCGGAACTAATGGTTCTGGTAAGAGTACCATATTGGATGCTCTTACTTTTGTATTGTATAACAAACCATTCCGTAAGATTAATAAACCTCAACTCATTAACTCTGTGAATGAGAAGGATTGTCTTGTGGAGATTGAATTTACGATTGGAAATAAGGACTATAAGGTTATCCGAGGTATTAAACCAAATATTTTTGAGATCTGGATAGATGGAACTGTTCAGAATCAAGATTCCGCAGCTCAAGATCAACAGAAGAAACTTGAGGAAGGTATTCTTAAACTCAACTATAAGTCTTTCACACAGACAGTAATTCTTGGATCTGCAACTTTCGTTCCATTTATGCAGTTGACTTCTTCACATCGTAGAGAGATTGTTGAAGATCTTCTAGATATTAAGATTTTTTCTACAATGAATAATATTCTCAAAGAGAGAATGCGTAGAACAAATGAACTGATTCGTGAATTTTCAATAAAAAAAGAAATGATTGAGGACAAGATTGAGATGCAAGAGAACTTCATCAAAGATCTTGATAAGAGCGGGAAGGATCGGATTAAAAGAAAAGAAGATAATATTCAAACGATTGAGAATGAAATTGATGAATTAACTACTGATAATGAATCTACTTTAGTAACGATTGAAAGAGATCTTCAACCAAAGTTGGAGGAACTTACTAGTACTAACTCAACTCTGAAAAAACTCAATCAAATCAAAGCCAAACTGGAACAAAAGATACAAACACTGGTATCTGAACATAAGTTTTTTCAGGAAAATTCGGTTTGTCCTACCTGCACCCAAAGTATTGAGGAGAAATTTCGCCTAGATAAGATTGTAGATATTGAGGAGAAATCCAAAGAACTCAATGACGGATACCGAGAGTTGGAGGATGCAATCAATGTAGAACTAGAAAAAGATCAACAATTTCTATCTTAT